GGGCGGCCGCGAGTACATTGGGGTGGCGTTCCTGCGGCCTTGGCAGGAGCAGGAACTGGCGGTAACGGGTGACGGCAGGGATCGGATGATGACGGTCGAGTGGACGTTGCAGATGACTACCCCCAACGCCCACGGTCAGGTTGCGGACCTCAACTAGCAAGTTCACCGGGTGGCTGGGGTGGGGCTTTGGATGCCTCCATCCCTGCCCCAGTCGCCCACTCTGTTTTTTAGGTAGGGAGCAAATCCATGAAGTTCGTCACACTTGTCCCAATGTTCGGGCTCCTTGCCTCAATGGTTGCGGGCACGGCATACGCCAATTCAGGAACCAAGCAACTCACAAGAGAGCAGTCTCCGACAAGCACCCGGTCCTGCTCGATCGACTCCGGCGATACTTGCTACTTCGGCAGCAACGCGGCAAATGCCGGTAACTCAATGACCTTCAGCGTGCCGAGCTACAACGCGATCGCCTGCTTCGACTCCGATACGGGTAGCGTCTCTGCGGGTGCTGCGGTGGTGAAGTTCTGGAGGGTCTCCTCCAGTGGCCTGAAGACTGGGAGCTTTATCCCTTCAGCGGCTACCACCTCGACACTGTCCGGTCTCCCGACCGACTGCTTTGTGATGCTCACCGGCTCATGGTGGATCGAAGTATCCACCGCACCGGCAGGCGCAGAAGTTTCTCTCGTAACAATCACGGGGAGTGGATCTCAATGAGTCGAGTGATGAGCGTACTCTTCGCGGCAGTTCTGCTTTGTCTGCCATCCGTTTCCCTGGCCCAGGGCAATGCGTTCGGTGGTGGTGGTGGTGGCCTTGGCACTTGCCCCGCCGCATCCGGCATCTGCGAAGACGCCACTGGTAACCTAGTGCTGAATGACAAAGGGGCAGGAGTCATAGCCATTCCAGCAGACGCCACTGGATCTAATATCGTCCTCTCGGAGGGCGGAAACTTCGGAACGTCTACGGTGACATTGGGTCTTGGAGGTACGGATCTTGTCGGCTCCGTAAACTGCGTGCTTGATAACGGTGGTGGGATACCCGCCGGATGTGCATTGCTGGGGAATGTAGTTGGTGGGGGCGCGCCTATCACTTCACAGAATGCAGGGGGGGCACTTACAACCAATACTGCTGTTCTCAACTTCACAGGGTCTGGAGTGACTGCATCTAATGTTGGTACTTCTGTCACCATTGATGTGCCGGGGGCGTCTCTGGAGAGAACTGCCATCTCTGTGACTAATATCCCTACCGTGCTAAATCCAGCCGGGGACTTTGACGTCAGTGTCAGTACTTACCGAGACCCCCTGTCATCAAACCCCACTGCCGTGGGTGGATTCCTAGCCATGATGCCTTTGGCTTTAGCTTCCACTTGGGGGGTGATGCCTCCCTACGCGCCCAACCCCGGGACTTGCGATAGTGTTGGGGTTACGCCGGGGGCTGGGGGTGGGCACATAGGATGCAGTAGCCCTATTGGGATAGCTCAAGTTGGGGGTGTCTCTACTATATGGGACTTTACTTTGACTGCCGTAGCCGTTAGTGGGACTTCACAATCCAGTTGTACACTTACCGTCTTCCAAGATAACGCTATCAACGCGGGGTCTCTCACCCTCCCTGCTTCGACCCCTGCTCCATTCACAGTGTCCACAACTTTTGCGGTTACTACTACTGCCATTGCACCAAATTGGGATCACTATGGAGTATTTAGGCAGGGCGCGGCGTGTGGCACGACCGGCACGCTGGGACTCAGTGTAACGCTTACTGCGGTGGCGCGATAATGATAAAAACTATACTGACACTCCTGATGGCGGTCTGCATTCCGCTATCGACGATAGCGAGTTCATTCTCAGGCGGTTCGGCAAGCTTTGTTACCAAGGCGTCCCGACAACCCAACATAATATTCATCATGTTGGATGAGGTAGGCAGGGAACAGTACCCACAGTTGCTGTCCCCGTATACGAACTCCGCAGGCCAGCTAAGTTTTACGGGCTCCGGTCTGGCTGACGGAAATATTTACCCGCTCCAGACCGCTACCGACTTTCCTAATCTCAATTTGCTTCTGGAGAATGGTATCAATTTCACAGGGATGTGGTCTGGGACTTTTTGTGGCGCGACTCGATATATGCTCGCAACAGGTAACCCCGGTACGGGTGGTACAAACTTCGCTATAGACGGGCGCATCAGCCCAATGACGCACGTCAATCAAATGACTGACAGGGCTTACAAGATTGCACACTACGGGAAGAGCATGATGGGGTGTAATGCAGGGTTTATCCCCTGTTCCCCTGTGAGTTCTGGCACATCTATGAGTATCGACAACACAAACGATGCCCCACCCGGGGGCGGGGTAGGGGGCGGGGGGTATGCGTGGAGAAATTTTGGACCGACTAGCCAGTCTGGTGTCATACGCCCACTTCCCGTAAGTGACTCTCAGTTATGGAGTCCTACCGTTGATGGTGTGCCGAATACTCAGGTCATGTATCAGGATGAGTCTGGCTTGATCGATGTTAAGCGGCACGTCCAGTCAGACCAGTCCGCGTCTGGGCTTTCATTCTCTGAACTGAACTGGTTTGCAAACCAGACGGGTCAACCATTCATCATCACATACAGCCCGTTCACTGCTCACGGTGGTCAGGGCTCTTTCTGCACACAGCTTAGGACTGCCGCAAATGGGTACGTTCTTCCGACTACTGACGTGCAGGCGGGTGCTTACCTTGACGAACCATTTCCACCACTCGGCCCAACCCCAAACTACGGACCCTCCACGTCCCCCAATTATACGGATGTACGGGACGATCCAGCGGCTGGCGGACGAGGGTCATGGAGAATTTGGTATGACTGCCTAATGTCAGAGCTTCGGTGGGTTGACGATGAAATTGGTAAAATCCTCGCGTGGCTTGGACCGCATGGTCTGAACAACACGCTAATCGTGTTTACTGGTGACAACGGGTCACCCGCCGAACAGATAGCCAACCACACGGGCTTCTGGGGGCCTGGGGCCGCAACAGTGGTAGCCACTCCCGCAACGAGTTTGTTTGATATGTCTTTGTCAGAGGATGGTTTCGTCGCGGCAGATACCCCAGCCAACGGCGTCATTGTCTCAGGCAAGGGGGCATACGGCGAAACGGGCTTGAACGTACCATTCGTTATGGCATACGGAAGAATCCCCCAGCGACTAAGGGGGACCAACTCCGCTACTCGCCTGACGTTTGCCGATGTTGCAGAGACAACATTGCAGCTAATCACCCCTAACTCTGTGGGGACTGGATACTACCCCGAAGGCAGAGACTTCACTCCGCTCATCTACGGCACAGCCGCAGATCAAGACACGTTGTTTGGTACTGATGTGACCGTAGCGTCTGATGGCACTAAGTCCCCACCTGGGGTCGCAGCGGCGATGAATCCCGATTCGTCAGGAAATATTTACAGGATGATGAAGCACCCGAGCGCAAGTAACCTCTGCGCCTATGTCCAAGACCTTAGCCGCGTTGATTTTGAAACCAACCTGAGAGGGGATACCACCCCCGAAGTTGTTGCGGCTATCGCTGACATGGAAGCGGCCATCGTCGCAGCGTTCCCGTTGACTCCAACAATGTGGGACGAACCCGCGACGTGCTTACCGGCAATTTAATGACGAGGCTTCTGCTCATAGCTCTGCTCTTACTACCGGCAACAGTCTCGGCAAGTGAGTCATCACAAGCCCACTCGTTCTGCATGGCAATGATGAGAGAAGGCCCCGCACAAGCCCTCAACGAACGCTTCAAACCCCTCACTCGCAACGAAGAGGAATGGGACCGACTGGTGAGTGTGGTTCTGGAAACATGGCATGAGGCGTGTTTCAGCCTGCTTGGAGTGCCTGACAATCGTGTAGAGGACGATCAGATGCCCTGGAAGAGTCCGGGGATGATTTGTGAGGTGGGGACATGAGCCAGTGGCAGACGCTCAAGGACGATCCGGGCGATCCGATGAAGCGCAAGATGAAGTTCGATGATATGGACAAGACGCTGACCATCGTTTCCGAGCAGGACAACATCGGCGAGATCTTGACCATGAATAAAGCGTTTCTCAACGCTGAGCGGCAGTCCACCGCACTCTGGAACGGGGGCGAGTATGTGAAGGTTGCCGAGATCCCTTACGAGATCCTCGAAAAGTGGTCGATCGAGGAGAACATCAACATCTGGCGAGGGAACGATGAGGACAAGGCCGCGATCGCCCGTAAGCTGAACGATGGCGACTACGCAAACTTCCGCACCGCACCAGGGAAAATCTGATGGCTCAGATCACGAACTACTCGACCCTCAAGACAAACGTCCAGACCTACATGGCCTACGACGATATCGGTAATATGTTCGACACATGGCTGGGCCTTGCGGAGTCGAAGTTCCGGCGCGATATCCGCATCCGAGAGATGGAGGCCCAGGAGGACTTCACACTCGCTGCCAGTTCCTCCCAGGCACTGCCCACTGGGTTCCTTGAGATCATAGACCTCTACGAGACGGGATCGACGGGCGGAACGCTTGAGTATCTGCCACCGCAGAAGTTCTGGTCGCTCGAAAGTTCTAGGAGCGGGACCGGGCAGCCGGGATTTTACACGGTGCTGGGCACAGACCTAAAGTTCGCCCCCCTGACCGACTCGGCCACTCGGACCTACACGATGAACTACTTCAAAGAGTTCGACGGTCTCAACACTTGGCCCTATGTGACCAACACCCTGCTCACTATAGCCCCGGACGTGTACTTGTACGGGGTTCTGTTTGAGGCTCAACCGTATCTAGCAGACGCTGCGCGCTCTGCGGAATTTGAGGGACTGTATCGCAAAGCTATTGATGGCCTTCACGCTGCGGACGTTAGGGCGCGGCATCGACCGCGTGGGCGTATGTACGCGGAGGGCGTTACTTCGGATGGAGCGTTTCGTATCTAGATGCCGATGATGAAACTCGGAGAGTGGCTACCAGACCAGAACCCCATTGCCTTGCCTGGGCTTTCGCAGGCGGACAACGTGTACCCCACGCTGACAGGCTACAGATCATTCAATGGCCGGAACCCGGTGCCGGGTGTATCTGCGATCCCATTCAGGGCGCGTGGGGCAATGTCAGGCGACACCCAGGGCGGCACAAAGTTCACCATCGTGGGCAGCGCAGAGGATGGCGGTGCTGGTCGAGGGGTGAACATCCTATGGAGTACGGGGCAGTGGATTGAGATCAAACCGATCAGCACCCAACTCACTAGCATGGATTCCGAATCGAAGATGCAGTTTGCCGTCTACGGTGACCGGATCATCCTAGTTGGACGCAACATCGTCCCCTGCTCCGTCGATACGACTACCGACCCCAACGCATCAACCAACGTGATGGCTACCCTCTCAGCCGATGCGTCTAAGGCGGATGTGTGCGCGACCTTCAAGGAGTTCCTGATTCTGGGGAACATCGAGGGGCAAGGTGTCAACACATCCGCCATAGGGACGCAGCGTGCGGGCCTTCACTGGTCATCAATCGGAGACCCTACCTCTTGGCCTGAAATAGGCATCGCCGCAGCGATCAATGCACAGTCTGATTTTCAGGTGCTTGACGGTGATGGGGGCGAGATCACTGCGATCGTACCGGCAGGCGAGTGGTGCGCGATCTTCCGCGAGCGTCAGGTTTGGCGGATGGACTATGTGGGCGGCTCCAACTTCTTCTCCTTCAGGAAGATCGACTCCAATCGCGGCTGCAACATACCCAACGCGGCAGTTGCCGTGGGTGGAGTGGTCTACTTCCCAAGCTCCGAGGGATTCCTAGCCTGCAACGGGAGTACATTGACCCCGGTAGGCGAGTCCAAGGTTGATCGTTACTGGCGAGAGGGAACGTCGAGCGCATCAAAACACCTATCGACCGCAGTCTACAACGCTGAAACAGAATCGATCTACTGGACGATGGCGCAGGGCGGGAACACGCCCACAACGGTACTCGCCTATCGGCCCAACGTGGGGAAGTGGTTCCAACTGACGGGCCTGACCTGTGAGTCGATACTCGACAGTGTGAGCAGTGTGATTGGCGGCAACCTCGACGCGGCACCCTACGCATCGTACAAGATGGACAACGCCACAGGCCCAGATCCGACAATCCTACAGGACGCGAACCTCGACAGTCTGGGTGTCCGGTCTGGGGACCGATCCCTGGCCGCAATCGATAGCAGTGGGGTTCTCCAAATCTACAACGATACGGTGGACACGCTGACCGCAGAACTGACTACCGGCGACTTTGAGATGCCTGGGGGACAGCGGGCGATGCTCCGATGGATTCGGCCAATCTTTGCCGGGGGTGGCACGTTCTCTGGCAGTGCTTCCGGCAGCCTGAACTCAAACGAGTACCCGCCGATGCAGCCACTGACTTGGATGGACTCGACGCGGGTTCTTTCCTCTCAGTCATCAGAAACAGTCTTTGAAAGCTTTGGCATTCCAGACACGTTTGGTGTCGGTTTTCCGACCGGGACATGGTACGACCAAGTGCGCCGGGTGGGCGGGCGGTACATACGGGCGCAGTTTGTGAGCAACTCGGCAATGTCCAAGTTCACGGGATTCGATTTCGAGGTCCGCTCACCTTCGGCACCATCGAGGACAACCCGATGAGCCGGGGGATCGTAGAGAAGCCGCCCGCAGACCTAGCGGACGAACGTGAACACAGGATTATGATCGCGGAGTACCTCCGACAGGAGGATCTGCCCTACATGGCGGCGTTCCCAACAGCGGGCACGCACGTCCAGGGCGACCGGGTGATGAACAGCGCACCCGCAGCGAGTGGGTACATCGGTTGGGTCTGCGTCACATCCGGCTCGCCCGGTGCGTGGAAAGGTTTCGGGAGTATAGCCGACCCGGCTGGCTACCTCTGTGCAAGCGGCGCATGGGTGGCGGGTGCGCTGGGTGGCACACTGGGTGCTGGTGCGAACTTCATGCCCATCACGTCGATCACGGGGTGGACGCTTCATGCTCCTAACAGTGGGTGGACTGAAACCAACAGCGAGTTTGAGTACACAGGCATAGACCCAGCGTCAGGGCCGAAGACTTTTCTTGTGCAGTTCACAATGTCACTCCAGTTCTTTGCGACCGGAACAGGGTCTGCGACCGTTGCTCTAGTCAATAAAATCACCAAGAACACAGGTTCAGGCTACGCGGATGTGCCTGGGTCTTTTGAGATTTCAGAAATCGACAACTACACAACTGGCTTCGGTGCCTATTTTCATTTCCACAGTGTGTCCGGCAGTTGCATCGTTTCCGTGGACGCGGGGGACACGATTGCATTCAACTTCGGCACCTTCGCCTGGGGCGCGTACATACCCGTTGCGTATGCGACCACGGCAGGCACGGAGGGCGCGACAATGACGATCACGCCGATAGGATGAGGGATGTATGAGTCACCACAAATTTGAAGACGCGGCAGTGCGCGACCATGCGATGGGGCTGAACACGGCCGGGGAGCCACTCGACCAGTTCACCCCGGCTCAAGTCGCGAAGCTTGCCCAGATTTCGGGCCTCTTGGATGAGTTGCCTGTTGTGACAACCGACGAAGAACTGGATGCGATCATCGTCTCGCTCATAGCGATAAGGGATAGACCATGAACGAGGTGCAGGAGGCAGAGCAGAGTACGGTGGTCCCCGCAGTCAACGGGCTGGCCCCGGTAGAGGGTGCCACGCGCCTCACCCTACTCAGCAAAGATCAGGCCCTCGCGGAGTGGGATGTGCTTTCTAAGATGTTCGATATTGCGATCCCCAGGACACTGGGACGGGTGACGCTGGATACCCTCAAGGCCAACGTGGAAGAGGGCAAGGGGCTCGTGGTCATCGCATGGAACCCTGACCCGATGGCACCCGTCATCTATGCGGCATTCATGGTCGAGGGAGATGGATACCCATCTGGTAAGAAGGTCTTCAGCATATCTCTCTGCGGAGGTTCAGACATATCGGAGTGGGGCCACCTCTACCCGCAGTTCAGGGACATGGCATCGGAACTGGACTTTGACCAGATACAGATCACCGGCAGGCCGGGTTGGGCCAAGTTCATTGGAGCGAAGGAAGTGAGCCGGACCTTCATCGAGGAGTTGACGTAATGAGTACCGAAACCAAGACCGAGAACAAACTAAACCCGGCTCTAGATAAGCAATCGAAATACGGTCTGGCAGGAGCCCGTGAGTTGTACGACCGCACGGACCCTCTGCCTTCCCAGTATGTCGGCATCTCCGACCCCCGGCAGCGGGGCATGGATCAGATCATGGGCGTTGCTAACCAGAGGATGAACCCTCTCCAGCAGGGCGTTGCATACGGTTCGGCACTCCCTGAGTGGCAGAAGACTTTGAGCGGCGGGTATTTGAATGCCAACCCGTACATCGATGACATTGTGGCCCGCTCCGCGCAGCAGGCGGGTGCCTCCCAGGTGGGTGGCTTCGCCACGGGTGGCCGGTTCGGTTCCGGTGCGATGGCGAACGCGATTGCGGACAGCACGATGGCGACCGCATCGAACCTCTACGGGGCCAACTACCAGAACGAGCGGAACCGCATGATGGAGGCTCTCGGCCAGACCGGGGCGATGGATCAACTCCAGTTTGCAGACCGCAACAGGCAGATCGATGAGCGCAACCGATTGTATTCGGATGCGGAGAGGATGCAGGGAGTCGGACAGCAGTACGAGCAGGATGAACTCTCCCTGGCCCAAGAAGAGATGCGTCAGTACATGAACCCGTATATGCAGCAACAGATGTTTGAAGGTTCGCTGGCCTCTAACCCGTTGAACAATGCGGGAACCATAATCGAGTCGAGAGGATTCGACTGGGGCGGTGCCATGATGGGCCTCGCTGGGGGGATGATGGGATGATGGAGAGGGGTACAGCATGAGCATATTCGCAATGCGCGGGTCGCCGGGTGGCCTATTCGGCATCGAGGATGGGGAGCAGACCTTCCCGCAGACGGTGGGCGCTTCCATCGGTCAGGCTCTGGAGTTGCCTGGGCAGGCAGTGGACATGGCCCTCGACTACGGGGTCAACCCGATCATGGAACACGCGGTCAACCCGATCATGGAACACGGCGTACAGCCGATCCTGGGGGGTCTGAGCAGAGGTTTTGCCCCGATACAGGAAGCTCTGGGCGGTGCCGGTGAGCAGTTCCGGGGGGCTATGGGAATCCCCGAGGACTGGAACGAAGAGGGCAGCGTGGGTGGGCGTTTTCTGGGCGGGCTCGCCGGATACCGGGCCGGTCAAGGGCAGAGCGTGCCCCGAAGTCCCACCCCTCCAGTCCAACTGGGCACCGGGCGAACGATGATCAATCCGTATGCGTTTCACGGGTTGCAGGGAGGTGCCGGTTATGGCATGGGGTGACATTGAGCGAGGTCTTGGAGACGTAGCCGCGATCCCTGGGAAGATACTGGGCTCAGTGGCTGGCCCGATCGCGGGCAGTCTCGGAGGTGGTCAGCAGGGCGGGGGGTCTGGGATGCGGAACCTCTTCCGATCTCTCCCTGCCGCCTATGCGATGGGCCGAGGAAACTACCAGGGCGCTGCGATGATGCAGGCCCAGCAGTACCAGCGGCAGCAGCAAGAGGATCAGCAGAGGCGTGGGGTGGCGTTTCAGCGTGACTATCGGCAAGAGTTTCCAAACAACGAGTTCGACCCGAGCAACCGCCAGCACATTGGAAGAATGCATGGAATAGCCCAACGCAATTACCCTGGACGGGCTTTGTCTGTGATGCAGCAAATTATGGATATGTACACGCAGTCGGTCCAGCAGACCCACGCACCCGTCAAGGCCCTCGACGCTCAGGGGAACCCGATCTACGTCAGTCGCGAGGATTCCTTCGGCATGACCCCGGCTCCCACTTCACCGGGAACCAGCGTAAACGTAAGCACGGGCGCTGGCGCGTATGCGAAACTCGGCGATGAGATGGCGAAGGCTGTAATGGAAGGGCGCGCTGATGCAGTGGGTGCCCAGTCTGGTCTTCGCGGCCTACTGGAGGCCAGAAATATCCTTGACTCTGGCATAGTCACCGGCAGCGGGGCCAACTTCATCACCGACTTCGGAAACCTACTGGTCAGTAGGCTTGGCATGGAGGATCAGGGGAACGCCGTCGCAAATACCCAAGCCTTCGCAGCGACGATGGGAGTCCAAGTTGGGCAGATTATCAAGCAATTTGGTTCTGGTACTGGTCTATCAGATGCGGATAGGGAATATGCGAAGGAGATAGTCGGAGGCAACATCGCTGTAAGCGAAAACGCTATTCGCAAACTCATGGACATAAACGAGCGGGCGTTCAGGAACGTCATCTCTGCTCACAACAAGCGTGCGGCACAGGTCTCGGCGAACCAACCAGAAGGGCAAAGACTTCTGTACGACCTCGCGGTCGAAATGCCAGGGGCCTCGACTGGGTCTGCACCTGGGCCTGCGGGAACTCCCCAAGCCGCCGCACCAACTGAGAGCGGATTCCCTGGGTTTAAACCAACTGGCGAGACAGTCACCATCGACGGCGTGGTGTACGAGGTGGGCGAGTAGTGGCTACACAGTACCCTCAAAAACTTTACAGCCCAGACGGTCGAAGCTTTTTGCGCTTCGGCCCCGGCGAGCCCGCACGTCCCGTTCGGCGCAGGGCTGGGGAACCCGGTCGAACTGAGTCTGAGTTGACTGAGGCATCACTCGTTGCTGGTCCCACTGGCGTTAAGGAATCGATGAAGGACAGCGCGGCCTCGCTCATGGCGGGTGGTGGCGACATTGCCGAGGGGATGGCTTCCCTCCCAGGACTCGCCATGCAGGGAATGATGTACGGGGCAGAGAGACTAGCGACCGAGGGCAGCAACCTAGAGGGGAACATCAGAGGCATCCGGCAAACCTTCGCCGACTCGCCCGACCCCCTCCAGCAGGGCGCGAAGTTTCTGACGGGCGGAATCTCGGACTACGAATCCTACACGGGAATGGGCGACCTTTCGCGGACTGTAGGAAGAGCCGGGTTTGGGGCCGCTATGCCTCTGGGCGGCTTGCAGATAGCATCGCGTGGGAAGAACCTCCTCTCGCCACTCTTGAAGTCCGCACCCATCACAACCCGAGCCGCAGTCCCTGTCTTTTCCGGTGCGCTCGCCAGCGAATACGGGGGAGAGGCGGCGATGGAATACGGTGCTGAAGAGGTGGCACCCGGCGAGACCCGTTTCGGCACTGGTGGGCAACTCCTCGCTGGCGTGGCCGGTGGTGCCCTTCCGGGTGGCATAGTGGAGGGGACTCTGGGAACAGCGGGAAGAGCCGCATCGAGACTCAGCAGCGACTCCAACGTCAGTGATGCCCTTCGCAAGGCGCTTGAAGAACTACAGGCCAGCCACCCCCAGCAGGGAGCGATGGTCGCGAAAACCCTTGAAGACTTGCAGAGGCGGGGACACAAACTCGATGCCGAGACGTTGATGCTCGCGAAGCATCAGGCCGGTTCGCGTCTTGGACGCCCATGGAGTCAGGCCGAAATCGACGCGGAGCGTGCCTACAACGGTATCGAGGCCACGCGGATGCAGAACGAGAAAGAGATATGGGACCAAGGCACCCAGGTTCTGAAGCGTGCAATAGCGAGGACCGAGGCCACGGGTGACCCTGGCCCGCTCACCCTCGCGCTTCTCCAAGCGGGGACCGTGGAAAATGCCGATGACTTGGCGGGGCAGTCGTATATGGCCCTCGCAAGATCCGTAGCAAACAAGACCGATGGAAGGCTTGGCGAACAGGCACTCGCGCACAGAAGGGCCACGCTAGAAGGTGCGGATAGGTTCATCGACACAAGCAAGCAGGCCGACGATGTGGCGAGCCAAGTCGAGGCGCACCGATCCCGGCGACTGCGGGCCGCTTCCGATGCATACCAAAACAACGAAGCCTACAACAACCCAGAAAACGTAATCTCGTTCTTTGATTTTGAGAGCAAACTATACGCGAAGCTCGACACCATCGACGCGGGATCGGCTGCCATTCTCCGAAAGAAGATGGAATCTCCTGACAGTTTCCCGGTGATAACGGAACTCCTGAGAAGGTCGAACGGGACGGGCAAGATGCCCATCAAGGCATTCGATCAAGAGCGATCGTCGATCGTTCGCGCCATTCGTGAGGGCAACTCGGCCAACATGACCCCGGCAGAGTTGAAGGCTAACGATATTCTGATCGAAGTCCTCGATGAGTACATCGATGCAGCCGTGGCGGCTACTGGGGACTTGCCTCTTTCACAGATGCGCGCTTCGTACAAGAGCGTCCACGATGACCTTTACCCGGCGAGACGCCAGCCTGGGCCGAAGGCTTCCGATCAGGCGAAGATCCAGTACCACGTTGCAAAGGCTCTCACAGAATCCAGAGCGGGACGGCAGGGGACCGAAACATCGGGCGAGGCGATGATACGCGCCCTTCTTAATAACCCGCCCGCAATGCGTGAGGGTGGTTCTCTCGATGCCACGGTGAGGCAACTACGCAAGGTTCTGGGTCACGATGAGGGACTCGGTGCCATCAAGACGGCTATCTACGAGGACATGATAAAGAAGGCCCTGGAGGCGAGTACAGCGGGTGCCAGCCACGGGGCGCTGCGGTCCTTGAAGGGGCTCCGCAAACACAACAATCAGACAGCCTTCTACCGTCAGCTTATTGGACACAAGGAATACGACGAAGTCCTCGACTACTTGCAGGATCTTCGGGTGGCACAGATAGCGAGGGTAGGATCATCCGCCGAGGCACTGGCTACGGGCAGCAACCTAGGCCCGAGGCTTGGTCTTACCGAGAAGGCTCTCGACACAGGGGTAGACCTCGCAGTCGCTGCCGCTGAACCCACTCTTGGTGGTGCGAGGTATCTCGCCCGTAAGTTTGCGGAGTTGGCCGATGGCAAGGCTGGGAGGCAAGCGACAGCGTCAACGGAACTCGTAGGCGAGGCTATTGGCAGCCCCGCAATACAGAGGATGTTGGAAACCTTGCCAGAGGAAACCATTCAGAAACTTATGTTCTTTGAGAGTGCCCGTTCGGGGCTAGGCAGCGGTGCCGTTCGCGGCGCATATGGGACAGGTAGGGAATAGCAATGTCAAACGTATCAAAGTGGTCTACGACGGCGTCAAACAATCAGGACGTGTCGCCCGCTGGGGCGCAGTCAGGTTGGACCGGCAGCGATGTTGGACCCTGGGCCAGGGAGACGATGGGCGGCGTAGCGCGCTGGTATCAGGACGCGCTCTGGACCGCTCTGCTTTTCGACGGGGTAGGCACCAAGAACTCGACCAAGAATGCGAGCATCGACGCCACCCTGCATCTGCTTGTCAACGCTCTGGGCGGCAGTGACCCCACAGAACATTTCCCGCAGGGTAGGCTTATCAAAGTGATCGACTCTGGGGGCGCTACTCATCCGGGTTTTATCGTTTCCACTCTGTGGAATTCTGGGACGCTGGGTGGACAGATAGATGCAACGGTGAAGTGGCTCACTGCGGGACCAACGGTGGGGGTAGTCAGTGAGGATGACGTTCTCTTCGCAGTCACGGGCGAATCGGCAAACAGTGGGCACTACTCAAAATCGACCGAGGCCCTGGGTGGTCAACTGATTGGTCCGACAATTCTGAGCGGGGGTGGGACCGCTGCGATCCGAGACCTGAAGTTCCCGGTGGTGGCTAATCTGCCCGATGGGATTCTCTGGTACAACACAACCACAGACCTCTTGGAGGCAAGTAGTGGAGGCGCGTGGGTCGATGCGGGTGGTGACTTCTCTGACAACGGTGGAGGTTTAACGCTCGACAGTCCAGCGGGCGACCCCACTCTCTCGCTGAAAGAGGCAGGAACACAGACCTCCAAACTGTATCACGATCTGGCGGGTAACAAGCTCACCCTGGAGAATGGCGACTGGTCTACCGGCACCGGAGATCACGGTCGCGTCTACATCGATGATGCAGATGGGAAGCTCTACCACCAGACCAAGAGCGCGGCTGTGACCGCCACCGCACTAAGCCTCACCCCCGGCCCGGACCAAGGGCTGGAGGCCGAATTCCTGGGAGGCGGAATCCAGAACGCGAGCTATGTCGCAGCCGCTGACGTGACGAGTGGCGCTGGTCCCCCGCTCACCCAGTATGTCGAGCGTGTAATATCCGCCTCCGGTGTTGGCTCAGGACGTTGGGGGGGTATCGCTCATGGGGCGACTATTAAACCCAAACTTGCTTACGCTAAACAACGATATACAGGTGCAGGCTTCGCTGGTTATATTGCAGGGGATGAGCTTGTTCTTATTAATTATTGGAATAGTAACAACTCTAGGACATACGGGACAAGCTACTGGTTGTCCTCAACTCAATGTGGGCTTGTAAGTCCTCTCGATGCTGATAAACGGCTTACTGGAATAAGAGCCGATAATGGTGGTCCGATGTTTGTACTTCCAACAGATTTCGGTGACTGGGAGTTTGTGATTCGGATGTGGTGGTAAGTGAACCTCTTCAAACTGGACACGGGGCTTCCGTACTATATCAATCACACACTGATTGGGATCGCTATCGGACTCCTGTTCCAGAATATGTTTGTCGGTGCTTCGTTCTACGCGGGCAGGGAACTCCGCGACTGGGAGAAGTTGGGACACTTCGATCACAGAGGTTTCTGGTGGCCCGTTGCTGCCTGCGTTTTGATAGAAACCCTGTGCATGGCTGGGGATTGTTTTGGCTTCCCATGATTCACTCGCTGATATTTGGCAGTACCTAGTCGCGGGTGCTTCGTCGATGGGGATATTTGTCGGCTCGCACTTGCGGACAAAGGACCGGGTCTCACGGCTAGAGGTCAAGAGCCAGTTCATTGAGTCGAAGGGCGAGCTTCTCGATGAGACCCATGATGCGGTTCTGAAACTTGAGGGGTCAGTCAAACTCTTGGAGTCGGATCTGAGAAACTCATCGGAGGCGTTCAGCAGGACTATGCAGGACAACGCTAACTCCCTGGATGAGATCAATGCCACACTGACCGAGATCACTTCGGAGTTCAAACGATGAGCGACGATAGGCAACCGATGACCCCCACCGAATTCGATTGGAAGATCCGCAGACTTCTCCACATCTGCCCCTGGCTGAGTCAGACCTCTGGCTGGCGCAGCGAGGAACACAACGCCGAGGTGGGTGGCTCGCCGCAATCGAAGCACCGGGTGGGGATGGCGATCGATTTCATTTCGAGCGACTACGGTCTAGAGCAGGCCAATGAAACGGCGAGGGGGCTTGGGTTCTGGACAGAGATCCACGGCGAGCCCTCGCACCTTCACATTCAAGGACTACCCCCTGGCTCGATCGAGGAGATATCAATCGACTGGCGGGGCAAATATGGGAGCGGCAACAATGGACACGATCAGTAATTTTCTCTACTCGATGGGACTGGGCGACAGCGCGGTCCTTTGGTTCACGTTTTTTTTGGCAGCGATTAGGGGTCTCGCGGCCACCACAGCCGAGATGATTCCCAATTCCAAACTTGGAAAACTCCAGCCACTGATTGATGCCATCGGCGGCAATAACCGGAATGCCAGCGGATCGCAGTGACCGCATGGATCGCGACAGTCCTCGCATCCGCTGCGCTCTCATCCGCCGCACTCTGGTTTGTGTTGAGAGCGGAGCGACGGCGCGGTTCCTCCGAGCATCGGGCAGATGATGCCGAGGCAGTTGCTGGTGGGCTGGCTCGATTCATTGCCGCGACTCGGCGTAGGGTTCCCGTGGGCCGCGCTCTGGTTGATCGGTGGTTGCGCCGGTTGCCAGACGATGAACGGTAGTCCGACAATCCCCCCCTGCCCGTCACCGACTGCCGCCATGATTTTCGAGGCGCAGGAACTCTACCGAATGCCCGCAATTTCTCGGTATCTCGGAGAGGTGGAACTCTACTGCGAGGGGATAGAGGCTATGAACCAATGAGCGCACGCGACAATTTGCTCGCGATCCACAACCAGAGGCTGGTAGACCGGACGATTATCGGGGGCTGGGTTTCTTCGCTGGGCCCGAAGGAGCAAAAGCTCTGGGACGAATACATATCGGGGTTTCGCGAGATGCAGCCCGCGATCTCAATTCCCACGCTGGCCGCAGCGATCAAGGCCGACCCGGTTCTGGGTCCGACTTGGCCCTTGACCCTGTCCAACGAATCCATCAGCAAGTGGATTTCGAGATTGAATGCCAGCGAAGACGGCCCGTGAGCGACTAGCCGAGGCGGCAGACAGCGAGATCGACGCGGGTGCGCTCGCTGGGCTGCGGCTCATCTCGCGGGCCAACACCCGGCTTCGCGAGACCACTGGACTCCTGAGAATTTCCGAGAGCAGGGTGGTCGAGCTAGAGCAGGCCGTTGCTATTTTCGAGGCCCTGTCTCGGCACGCCCAGAAACCGATCCGGGTTCCGAAGCGCCGCCAGAAGAAGGGCGAGAAGAAGCGTCACATATTTGTGGCGATGCTCTCCGACACCCACTCCTCCGAGGTGGTTGATCCCGTGGAGTGCCCCCTGGCCGCACCAGACGGTCACAACGCGGAGATCGGCGAGGCCCGGATGCGAGCCTACTTCCGGTCAGTGGCGATGCTCTGGAGGGAGCAGAGCGCGTCCTTTGAAATCCCCACCATAGTCCTCGCGCTGATGGGCGACTTCATGGTCAACTCGCTGATGCACGATGATTCGGCGACCGCGATGGCTCCGATGGAAGAGGTCACCTACGTCTTCGATATGCTGCGCGAGGGGATCGAGTACCTCCTCGAAAACACCGAGGCTGACCTACTGATCCCCACGGTATTCGGGAATCACGGGCGGATCACGCCCAAGCAGTACCACTCGCGTGCGGCATCAGTCTCGGCAGAACATTTGGTCTACGAGATGCTGGCGGCGAGGATCACCGACAAGCGGGTGACCTGGGACGTTCGCCCCCAGATCATCAAGACCCTGGAGGTCGAGGGTTTTAAGATCCTGCTCACGCACGGCGACCGCACCAGCGGCATGGGAAATTATGGCGGTGGCGTGGGCGGACTGACCATCCCATTCAAAAAGGCTATCGCCCGGTGGAATGCGAATGAGGGCGGGATTGGCGTGGCCCTGATCGGCCACTTCCATACGCCGACAATCGTGAGCGGTCACCCTGCCGGGTTTGCAAACGGTTCACTGGTGGGACCGACGCCCTACTCCCAGGGTATGGACAACCACGCGCCGCAGCAGTGGTGCTTTCTGGTGGACGTTGAACGCCAACAGGTGGGCCGCATCCTCCCGGTCTGGGTGGATTGATGCCGAAGCGACTGCCCACCCGCGAACGCCTGCACCAGATTCACCGCTGGGCCTGTGACACTTGGGACACCCCGGCGCGGCTCCGCGTCGAGAAGCGACTGCCCAAAGAGTACAAGGGTTGCCTGGGCTGCGTGGAATTCCCCGATGAGTTCCCGAAAGGGTTGCCGCCGCTGATCCGCGTTCTCAAGACCAACCGCTCGCAGTCGGCTGAAACCTACCTCCACGAGTTCGCCCACATCGTGGACTGCTACCGCAACGGCTTCGCGGAAGGCAGAAAGCACGAAGGCCACGATGCAGCTTTCCGCAACGTGGCCCACGAAGTTCTGGTCCGTTTCGTATACGAAGGCGGCGAGGCTGAGTCCCTCGACTTCTAAGCCCCGATCTCCCAGCCCCTCCCCCAGTCCACCCGGCAGGAGAAAGCCCCGTCAGCGGACGCTCAGACGCCTAGCAAGCTCGCCAACCGCCGCCGCTGCCTGGAGAGCCACAACTGAGTTCCCGAGGCACCGCAGCCTATCGTTGGCAAACTCCAGCCCGGTGGGAGTCCCATCAGAGCTTCCACGAATGCCGGATTCAAGCGTTGGCGGCGGCCCTCCTGCGGCGAGCCACTCTCGCCAGCCGTCACTGTCGGCAGGCCCAGGCGGGAAGCCCTGACCGTCGCATCCGTCAGGGTTACCCCCTGGTATCGCCCCGGGAGGTGACTGTATTCCGCCGTTCCGCTGGCTTTCGCGTCCGTGGCCGTGGCCGTGGGAGTCGGCCACTTGTCCGCGTGCGCCAGCAGGCTGCTCCCCTTCCGGGTCTGCGGCGTGACCTTCTCGCCGTTGTCGCTCGCCGTTGGAGTCGGCCACTTCTGTGCCGCCGCTTGCAGGTCGCCCCCCCCGCTCTCTGTCCTGCCCAGTTCCTGCTTCCGCTCGGCGCTCTCCGCTCCGCCGGTGATCGTCCGAGGAGTCGGCCACGAAAAGTCCGAAGAAGCGTTCACGTCTGTGAGGGGCACCCACGGCGCTCGCGGGTAGGCACAACCATTCTGAACGCCACCCGCCCGGCTCAATCTCCTCCAGTCCTCCGAGGATGCTGTTGAGTCCTCCGGCCACAGCGAAACCTGGGACGTTTTCCAGCACGAGGATGAGCCTCCTGGCTGGATCTCGTATTTCATCGACCACCCGGAGGAGATCGTCGCCAAGCCACCGCTCATCTGCGAGTCCTCGACGCTTTCCGGCCAAACTGAATGGCTGGCACGGGATACCCCCAGCGATGCAAGAAACGCGATTACGCCACGGCTTGCCGTCGAAGGTGCTGAGATCGTCCCAGATAGGTGCTTGATCCAGGGCCTGCTCGCCCATCCTCGCCACGAGAGTGGCCGCTGCGTAGCTTTCCCGCTCAACATGACAGACGGTTCGAAATCCGGGCCAGAGGATTCGGAGCCCAAGCTCAAGTCCTCCAACTCCGGCACAAACAGCCAAGCCATTCACGAGAGCCTCCATGAGGTGGCCCGCTTGCCGGTCACGCTGCACGTCCGCGTGCCATCGCGGGTGACATGGCCCAGGCGTTCCAGTTCCGGCAACCTCTTCCAAGCCCCGTCGATGCCCAGCCGATTGGCGAGTTCCCTGCCCGTGATTGAGGCGTTCGACCCACGCAGGAAGGAGAGAATCTCCTGCTGCTGGGCTCCCAACTTGCCGCTCTTTTTATGCTCGATGATCGACTCGGCTGATGTGCCTAGCCGGAACAACTCCTCCTGAACCATGATCGGCATCACTTCACCTCGGGGAGTTCGTCGTATTTCGGTTGTGGGAGGGGGCCGAGGTCGTAGGTGTCGAGCAGCCAATCAAGGAATGCGACCATTGTTTCACCCTTGTCAATCAAGTGAGCTAAACCGCTCGCGTCACGAATCGACGCCCCTTGCTGCCTGGGTTTCTCTGCCAACCAGAACCAATACCAGTACGAGTTCCCACCGTGTTCGGCACAATAAAACGAAGCCTCCCGGCACGGTTTCTGTCCGTCGAGACCGTCGTTCACCTCACGGTCGAACTCCCCTAAGCGCCAGCGCGGACTCATGTGAACGGAGTCCGCACGCGCCCCGCATTCAGTTTCGCCCGGAACCCAAGATTGCCCATTGGACTCGGAGGGGGTAGCGGTGCAAAGCGGCCAGCCTCGTTTCGTCATCACTCATCCCCTTCCCAGAGAAATGAGAAGAAGCCAATCCTGTTTCCGTTTACATCCTTTATGGAATCGGTCCACGCGAGTGGATCGGCATCAGTCGAAGCCACGGCTTCCGACTCAGCCATCCTCGCACTGTAGTCGGATATTGTTTTGAGTATCCGCGCAAGCGCGTCGAAACTTTCCTGGGCTGTTGCAAACTCCGCGTTCGCGGATTCGATGTCGATTTCAAATTTAAGCATCACTTCACCTGTAGGTTCTTGCGGGTTTCGAGGCGGCACCCCTCGACCTCTGTGCCACTCTTCAGCAGTTCGCCGATAGATTTCTTGTCCGGCGAGGTCTTGACGCAGAGCAACTCCACTGGCAGCGAGGCACCGGCATCGACTACCACCGCAGTCGAAGACCGCCAGCCCAGTTTCACCCTGGGATCGCTCAGACCCTCATGGCCCACCCTGTCCATGTTCGACCGCAGATACTCGCGTAGCCTGTCGGCTTGCCGAGTGTGGATCTTCGCCCGGTCAGCGAGTTCCTTCGCGGCCTTGGCAACCGCATCCCGTTCGGCCTCGACCCCTTTGAGGTACAGAGCCGTGTTGGTCAGTTTTTCGTCCAGGGTCAGTTCCAGTTCGTCGAGTGCGGCGATACCGGCCTCTGAGATTTCTCCCGTTTCTCTGTCTATGCTGAGATCGAGGCAATCCTGCACCGCATCCACTAGTTCAAAGAGTCGAAGTCGCATTAGAAAGGCACCTCCTCTGCGCTGGCCTTCCAGCTTTTTATTCCGTTGAGCAAAACGCTGAGCTTGTCGCTCGGAATCTCCGAGGATGTATTGAATCCCATCGCTTTAACCGAATCCCGGCCTATCGTCGCCGCCTCCGAAGGCTTCAGTTTGAGTTCAATGGCCCGGTCTATCGCGGCAGCGGCAACCCGAGTGCGTTCCTCTTTCGTCAGCTTGCCGTTGGCCTTGGGCACGGGGGGGGCAGGCTTGGCGTCATGCACCTCATCGACCGCCCCTGTGTACACCGAATGGCCCAGTCCAAACATCGCCAGAGCCTTCACGAGGCAGCGCGCTTTGGCGTCCGAAATGTCCCTCGCTCCTGGGTTCTTGATGGCGTTGTTCCTCATGTCCATCACCGGGAGCCACATCGAGAGCGTATGCTCGCCGATGGTGACAGATACGGTCACGCGGGCAGTCTCATCTGGATAAAACTGGGCATCGAGCAGTGTCCCGTTGGCGTGAGTGAACTCACCCTCAGAAAACTCAGCCTCTGGGAACGCACCCATCAGGAGCCCCCAAGCATCCGCCCAGGGTAGGTACGAGAACTGCCCCCTCTGCTTCAGGCGGCCCTTCACGTCGATTGCCGTGAGGGTTTCCCAGATATCTTTCTTCGTCAGTGCGGTCGCTTTCGCGGGCATATCGTTCTCCTAGAAGGGCAGGTTTTCGGCTTCGTCTTGGTGAGTGTCACGGTCTGCGAGGGTCTGGATTGAGGTGAGTCGCAAAGAATTAAAACATCGCGGCTCCTGCCCGCCTTCCCAGATCCGACCACCGAGGACGTAGTGGGCGACCACCGCATCTCCGACAGAGAAATCGTCCAGCGTTTTGATCATCTCAAACGTGGCCTCCAGCGAACAAAACTGTTTCCGCTCGGGATCGGAGTCATCGAGTGCGAGCCAGAGTTCGCGTTTCTTGAAAGCGTTCTTTCCGACCTCGACGGTTTCTGAAATTTTCTTGATGGTGCCGTGTAGAACTGTCATTTTTCGGTTCTCCTTTTTAGATGGGCCAAAACGCGCAAGTCATCAGACCCACGCAGAAAATCAGAAGCATGGCGGCAAACTCGCCGGTAGGGGTCAGCATCAGTAATCCCTCTCCATTTCCTTGGAAAGTTGCGCCTCGATCTCGGGCCGATGGGCATCGTCGAAGCAAGAAGAACAGAAGAGCGCGTTCTCAATATCGCCGGGGCCATACAGCAGAGTGTCTTCTTCGATGCTGCAATTGGGACAGATGGGCGGCTGTTTTGGTGACACCCGCTCTCCCGTGCGAGGGCTCTCGCGGACATAGTCGAAGTTGATTTCCAGGACATAAAACTGATCTCGGAGGTCGAGAAGCCGATCCGCCACCACTGCCTCGTGAACCTGGGCGGGGTCTTGCAGGTCGATTGTTTCGCTCATCGGATCACACCGTGAGTCATTGCCAGAAGCCCCTGCAATTTGGCCCAGTGGGCCGCTCCACGCGCCAGTTCCTCGTAGTCCGCGTCAACTTCCAGAGGCATCGCTCGCATCCTCCGCTCGCACGCACGGATTCGGTTTCGGATCTTCGTTCTGAGTTCGTCCATCAGTTCAGTCCTTTCTGAGCCCTTACCGTGAACTCGCAGCGCAGAGACTTGATCTCCACGCCCTGGAACAGGGTGCCGACATTCCCGGCGGTAACGTAGGTCTGTCCCCGGCGCTTCTCATCGGCAACCGTTGTCGGTATCGCAGACTTCACAAATGAAACCTCGACCGCATTCGTCAGAGTCTGGAGTCGGTAGAGGTCTTCGCCAACCTTCACGAAATTCGCCTTGACCTTTTTCAGTCCTGCCATCAGTTTTCTCCTCTTGTTTTTGTGGGCTTACTTACGAAGCCTTGGGGCCACGGCTCACGGCCCTCGGCTTCATTGCAAGTAACGTAGAAGATGGTGCCATCATCAAAAACGATGGCATCGAAGGCACACGACGGGGTTTCCCCCGGGCGGACAACGAACCTATCAAATCGAACGGAGGCGACCTTCTTTCCCACAATGTCGCGGGCTCTCATGCTGGCGTCCCGCCGATGTTCTTGTTCTCGGTGGCGCATGGGTGGCAGGCGTATCCCCGGTCACAGGCAGAGCCGTCACTCCACCAGAACGGTGTGCCCTGCTCATCGTTGTAGATGGGATCGCCACAGCCGATGCACGGCGCTGGTGCGGAGAGGGAAAACATCCGTTTGGCAGCGGGCTTGAAGGTGATGGCCTTGATTGCGCTTCCGGTCATGTTGTTCTCCTTGAGGTGGGTGGCGCGTTCAGAAGGAATGTACAGAACGTGGGGAGAACCGCAACCCCTCCGCTTGACAAAGATCCAACCGTTCAGTAAAAACTGCTTATGGCCCACCCTATTCAGACTTTTCTCGCGGAAAGACCTCGCCAGACCCAGGCTTCTCTAGCTAGGGATCTGGGGGTTGGCCGCGCTCACATCTCCGAGATCGTTTCAGGGCGCTCTAGAATGTCTATGAAGCTCGCCATGCGGATAGTGAAGCTCACCGGAGGCGAGATCTCCCTGGCCGACATAGCCAACTGGCAACCCGAGGAGGCCACAGAATGAGCGAGGACAAGCGTTTTAAGCGTGGCTTTACCGGGGTGCCCAACGCGCTCTATCTCGCGAACCTGAACGATAGGGACGCCCTCTACGCCTTTCTGCGCTTCGAGGGGGACACGTTTTTCGGCGGGCTCAAGAGCGTCCGCGAGTACGAGCAGATCCTGAAGCTTGGGCACCGCAGGGTCAAGCGGCTGCTGAATATCTGGCAGGCTCAAATGAGCCAACCGAGTTCTAACCGAATCTCAACCGAATCTCAACCGGACGTTTCGACTGTGGCAGCGCAGGGTTGCGGCGACGGTGTACCAAAACCAACCGAGCAAATGCACACAAACCAACCGACTCCTTCTATCTATGTTCAGAAACAGAATCAGAAACAGACAAGAGAAGAGAGTCCAGACGCGGAGCGCCTGACCATTCTCTTTGCCGACACTCTGGCCTCTGCTGCTGAGGAGCATGGGATTTCCCGTCGAAAGCAGGACCGGCCTCCGAAGGCTTGGTTTGTCGAGATGGACCGGCTACTGCGCCTCGACGGCATTTCTGCGGGCGTGGTGGAGTCGGTGCTTATCTGGGGCATCACCGAATCTGATTTCTGGGGGACCGGCAGCGGGCAGGGTGTGCTTCAGTCGGTGCCGAAGCTGCGGAAAAACTGGGACCAACTCGCGGGTCAACACGCCAAAGCTCAGGGTGGCGGCGTGAGTGGGTCACGGTTCCCGGTCACCGAGAGGTTGCTCTCGCGCGCCGACAACGTGGTGAGTTTTCCTGTGACCGCAAGAATTTTGGGGGGTGAGTGATGGACAAAAGAGAGCGGGCTCTACGCGCCGGTTCCCTGGAAGAGATGCACCAGACCTATGGCCGGGATTTGGGAGAGGCTCAACTTCGCTTGATGGGCAATCTCACCAAACACGTCCCGGCGGCAATTTTCAGGGAGGCGTGCCAACTCGCCTGCATCAACACTCGCGGCGGGTTTCCGCCAGGGGTAGGCGATGTGGTTGCCGCGGCCCTGGAGCTTGCACCCGGCGGCTACACGCCTGGGCAGGGAATGTCCAAGCCGCGCTGGCACCAGCAGGCCACGTTCAAGATTCGCGGAGGAGTGAACGAGCGGCCCCAAGTGCAAGGGCCGCGGGGTGGCGAGGCGAGTTTTTTGGAGATTGCCAAGGAGTGAGGGTCAGCGAACTTCTGGCGGGGGGGCCAGCAGAGATCGATTGGGAGCGGGTGCGAGCCGATGCGCCTGGGCTCCACGCACTGGCGATGGACATTCGCGAGAACGGTCTGCGAGAACCGATCCGCCTCGACCCCTACGGTCGCATCGAGGATGGGGTTCACCGCACCCTCTCGCTCTGGTTGCTGGGGTTCCAGGGTGACGTTCCGGCGACCCGGATATCGCCCACGCCAACAGGCTACGAGGCGGGCGCGTTTTGGAAACTGCCCCACCTCCCCACGATCACCGAAACGATTCGCGAGGCGATGCTGCAATCCGGGCCCGAGGAGTGGGAAAACTACTGGGGCTGGCTGACGCTCAAACTGGACACCGCATCGATCATCGCGGGCGACCCGTTTCTGGAGTGGCTCCACTCCCGGCACCCTTTCCGGTGTGGGGTTCTATCGATGGCCCCGTTCTCGTTCTATGGCTGGCACACCGATGGTCGCAGAGGGGTCTCGATCAATATGCTGACCGGCTTCACTCCTGGCAGGCACTCCTCTATGTTCGCGCTGCCCAGGGACCAATCCCGCTCGCAGGGCCGGTTCTTTGAACTCGACTACGAGCCCAACCGATTCTACCTCTTCAACAATCAAATCGAACATACGGTGGTCAACTACGAGGGCAACCGATTCGTGTTCTCCATCGAATTTGATGAGGACAGAGACCAACTCAACTTCGCGCAACTGAAACGGGAGATCGAGGCGTGACTTTCGAGGCACAGTTTGAACTCGCGGGGCTGCCGCCAATGAACAGGCAGCACAAACACTGGGCTGTTCTGGGCAAACTCAACAAGCGGTGGCGGCACGACGCCTACATCGCAATGCGTGCGGCGGGGTTGCCAGAGGGTGAACTCAAGAGCGTGCGCGTTCGGTACACGCGGCACTCGACCAGGGAGCCGGATCTCGATAACGCTGCCGCAGCAACGAAGGCGATTCAGGACGGCATCTGCGATGCGCTCAGGTTCGACGATAAGCCCAACCAGTTTACGCCAGAGTGGCGATGGGAAAAAGCACGTCCGAGAGAAGGGAAGACAACAATTCAGATATGGGGGGAGTTGAAGTGACACTGGAGCAAGCGAGCGTCGAACGGTTCAAGCGAGGCCGAAAGGAATACGGGGGCAAGGAGTGGCGGGGAGCGCGGGGTTGCGAGGAGGCCAGGGAGGAGATTCAAGACGCCTACGCCTACCTCGCTCTGGAGAGAACCTGTCTACTGCGAGGTCGCGATCCCGATGACGGGGATGCGTTCTCGACCCGGGAGACTACGACCCTGGCGGTGATCGACCGACTGCTCGCAAACCTACGCGAAACGTACACCGGGTTGGGCCTCCTCTCAGGAATTCTCGACGATGAGCGATCACACGCTTGGGAACCCCTGAAATTTGTCTGACGAAATAGGGGGCCATCGAGGACACGCTGCTAATCCGCTAGTGCCAAAGCGCGGGTGGGCTGGGCAACGCCACTGGCAGGACGGTTGGGAGGCGTGCGCGCAATGGTTCTTTGAACGCCTCGCGCTGGGAGACCCCCTGCCCAAGGTTCAGGCAGACCTTCAGGCGATTATCGACGTGCGCGCTGCGAGTGTGCGAGGCAGGAAATCGAACCGACCCAAACAACTGCGGAGACCGGCCCCGAATCTGCCGCAGTCGGTGAGGGATTTTGATCGGTGAGGACGAACTGGGTGCGGTGCGATTGCCATAGCAACGCGAGCGAGGCGGGGCACCACTTTTGGGAGGATCTGGTCTGCGACCGATGTGGGATCGGATGGCATGAATTTCAAACCGGACCCCAAACGCCCTGCGACTCTGACAAGTGGCGGGGACACAAAAACCTCGACTGGAAAGAATTGAGGGGAAAGGGTTAGCCGATGGGACGCACACCTCCGATCGACATGGCTAAATCGTGGGGGCACGCGACAACGATACCGAGAGAGTTCTGGGGTGTACTGCCGGGTAACCTCCCAGGGTTTGGCCCAGGCGACAGGAAACGCTGGCACCGAATTGCCGAGGGTGACTGGCGCGGAAATCGCGGCGAGAGGTTCAGGGGGTGGTTTTTCTGGGTTGACGATAACAGGGACGTGCATTTCAAGCGTGAAGACCCGTTCTCGTTGGCGTTTTACGACCTTGGAGGCAACCTCGACCGGGTCGATCGCGGTGCTGAATGGGAGGAACACAGGCGCGACTTGAGCAACCGCGAGCATGAGAAGCGGATCAGAAAGCGCGCCCGAGATCGAAAGAAACAGTTGCGGGAGTCCCGCCGAAGGAAGCGTTTATGGGCTGCTCGCGACTGGGCTTCAGCCGTGGCACTCGGAAACACCCCCGCAGAGGGTCTAAACCAACCCGCACAACCCGCACAACCCGCATTCAATTTCCGAGAATTTTGGGAGGAACGGGCCGCGCCCTCTGGGAGCTACATGGCACTCGACTCGGTGATCGAGATCGGAGGCGTGATCGACGCGATTGCGGAGGAGTTTGAGGGCAGAGATGACCTCTGCGAGATCCTCTATTCGGCCACCAGGGGGCTCGAAAGGCGCAGAATCGTGGACTACTCGCCCTCCACCAAGGGAGAGGGCTGGGAGCGAATTGTGCCCATCCCAGGTGACATTGGGAGAGGCAGGGAGAGGCAGGGCAGGCAGAGCAGGCAAATCCTCCCACGCTGGGAACTCGACTTCTCAGGCCACTAAACACCTTTGCGGTCGAATCCCCGCACATGGCCATAAATGCTCGCCCACCGAAATTCCCTTGACACGCTCCTCGATCTGAGGCATGGCGGTTTACATGGGGCAGCAGTCGGAGAGACTCGTAAGGAATCTCCGAGGGGCGCTCGCGGTAACACGTTGAGCGGAGGGCCGTTTATTTCAGCGGCGAGCAACGGGAGTCGCGTGGACGAAAATCGAGACGCTACATCCGGCCAATTCGTTGCCGGGAACAGGGCGGGATTTCAGCCTGGGCAGTCTGGGAACCCAGGCGGTCGCCCTAAATCGTTCGGTGCGAGGTTGCTCGCGAAGCTCGATGAGACGCATGGCGACAAAGACCTCTACGACACCCTGGTCGCGGGGCTGATCGAGGATGCTCAATCGGATGATCCGACCGTCCGGCTCCCGACCCGCAAAGAATTGCTTGCGCGGATCTTCCCGGTGATCTCGAAACATGAACTCACCGGAGAGCAGGACAGCCACATCGAATTTTCATGGAAGAAAACCAGCGAGGACAGTGATGATTCCGTTCAAGGGCAAGACTAAGGTCGCGAAGGCGTACAAGACGCCCAGCAACAAGATGCCGGGGCACCTGAAGGGCAGCGGCGGTGCCGTTCGTTCGGGCAATGGGGGCATCCTGGGCAACCGTATGCCGACCGACCTGGGCGGCGACTGGGCCAAGGTTCCCTATCCCTCGCAGAACCCGAAATAGGTAACGCTTGAGCCTTGAAGACGCCCTGAGACACGCGCAACAGGCGGGCCGAGAACGCGCTCGCGGTCTGAGCGTTCAGAAGCCGACCCTCGATCAGTTGACGAACTTCCCGCAGTGGGTTGGTCGCAACACCGGCGAGGGTGTGCCCCAGTGGCGCGGCCTGGGCGGCGGCATCATGGGCGCACTCCGGCGCAGTCACGCCGTTGGTGGATTGCAGGCAGCGGACGTAATGCCTCCGCAGGACGCAGTCATGGCACCGCTCCCCCCGGAATACTCGTTCACAGGCGGCAGGAACGCCGTGGAGGGCGTCCCCGAATCCGATGCACGCCTAGCTGCATGGGAGAAAGATTACATCGACAGGGGCGGCTCATGGGGGGGTGCGCGGATCGGTGAGTTTCTTGCGCCCGATATCCTCGATGTTATCCCGTTCGGCAAGGCGGCTGGATTTGTCGCTGGAGTGGCACCGAAGGTGGGCGGCGCGTTGGCATCGATTCCGCTGGGAGCAATCCCGCGTGGAGGCAAGCGCACGCTTAATGAACTGGACGTTAAGACCCTGGCCCGCGCCTCCGAGGGTGCCGAGGAGATAAAACTAACGGAGGATGGGCTTCGTGAGTTGGCGAATTGGGACAGGGGCGATACGCATTCAGTGGTTCAACCCGATGGCAGTATCCGCTACGAGCATTCCGGGTGGCGCGCTGTAGATGTCGCGCAGGACGGGGCCACGATCCCTAGCAAAGAATACGCGGAGCAGCTACACGGCTTGCATACAGGGGAGTTGCGCGCCGAGGACGTTTCTCCCAAAGCGTTGCGAGCGTGGGAGGATGCCGGGTTACTGGTGCGTAAGCCTCTACGAGGCACATCCCCCACCCCCCGCGCCGAAGCCAGCGCAGGCGTCCGTGGCCCGCTCGTTTTCGAGAAGGGCAGCGGGTATGTGGAGAACCCAAAGAAGTTTACCGTTGATGATGTGGTTTCAGATATAGATTCCACCAACAGGAAGGGCGAAGCGGAAAGAGTTAAAGACGAGTTTGACTACGATTCCACCGAAGATGTGATAGTCCTGTACCACTCTGGGGATAAGAGTATCGCGGATGATGTCCATTTCGGCACAGAACCCAATCGTGGCGAATGGGTGCGAGAGGTTCTGGACGGTGCAACGGATGATCAAGGGGCTATTGACGCGATTGCCCGAGAGCCCGCCGTTACATTTTTGTCTGACGCACCCGATTGGGTGGTGTCAAAGGTCGCCAGGAAGCTAGGCAAGAATGATAAGGACGTGACTCTGGAGGATGTTAGGGAGCATGGTCACCTCGCGGTCTTCAAGGTAGACGCTGACGCCGATGTGGTTCGTGCCATTGACCCTGACTCTGAAGGTTTCACAAACGCCACCGGGCGGGAGAGCTACGAGCGTTGGCACGAAACCCCTCTCTATAGCGAGGGTGATGTTTACACGGGCGAGGGGCGACTATCCGAAACCCCCTTCGGTGTAGAGCGTGGCGACTACTTCACAACGGAGTCAGTGAGCCCAGAATACACCCTTACCGGCGACGGGCTTGTCGAGTTTTTGCAGCGCAAAGGTGTGCCACTTCCAGAAGCCCCCACCCCCCGCGCCGCAGCACCAGCGACTCCTCCCACACCAGTGAGCGCGGCCAATGCACCAGTGGCCCCCTACAAGGGAAAGTTCACTGATGAGGTCGAGGATCTGCGGACGATGGACAGCCATGCAGATGCTTATGCCGTAGCCAAAGGGCAGCCACATCTTCGGAGGGTATCTGCGGACGGCACGGGCGACTTTGTAGGGGCCCCGCTAGGTGTCGATACGGCTGCCAGGGTTCGCACTATGCGCGACGATTACGACAAGCTTGTAGAACTCGGAGCGGAGCGCGGTGCCGACTGGTACAAGCGGATGGGCGAAAACGCCACCCGTCTTGCTGGAAGAAATCCGAAGAGGACCGAAAGATTCACCAAAGAAAATGCGATGACCTCGCCGCAGGCAACGCCACGATCGAATCTCGGATTTCAGTTGCAGGGGCACAACGCTCTGGTATCGGACTCGCCTCGCGACATAGTCCACACCGGCAGGCAGGCACGCCAAATGGCGGACTACCATGCTGGTGGACCCGATGGGCTGAGTCTCAAGACCGGGCCATTCTCACAAGCGATGGACCCCAACAGGCCGCCCACGATTGGGGGCACCCATGACATTTGGGACGGCAGGGCGATGGGGTACAGGTCCGTAGGAAAGGACGGGAAGCTGCGACCGTGGGATGCTGGATTCTCGGAAAACCAGCACCGCTTCCTCGACTATGAGTTGGTTCTCGCCGTGCAACGTGCAAACGATAAGAAGCTACTCGGTCGCAGCGATTGGGACGCTGACCAGATACAGGCAGCATCTTGGGCCGCAGTCGGCGGCAAGGACCGACTAGTGGGCGATGCATCCGGCAAGTTGTATGGCGGTGACCTTAACAGGGCGATGGACGCGATGAGCGACACCGACTTCCCCCCTGACTTTGCGGTCAATGCAACGGCAGAGAAGATCCCCTCCGCTTCGGGAAAACACTTGCCCGGAATGGCAGGCCAGTCGCTGGACGCCCGCAGGAGGTACACCAACGAAGCGTCTTGGATAGATGAGGACGGTAGGGACATACTCTACGATGCGGCAGACCGATACCAACTTCCCAGCGAAGAGTACACGGGCGCTTCTCTGAACCCAAACACCGGCATTCTGGAACACAATCCAGCCAACCAATCCAGACCCCTGATGGCTTTCGATACCGTAGAGAACGAACCCAAATTCTTCGGGCAGACAGTGGGCAGGCACGGGGAACTGGCTGGGCACGATCAGGATGCGCTCAACTCAGTAGAGAAGTTCCGCAGCATGATGGACGCGCAGGAGGCTGGAGCGTGGAACCAGTTCACTCCAGTCGGTCAGCGTGGGGTGCGCGGTTCGGACGCCAACACTATCAACATATCGGCACCTTCGACGCTGGGGCTTCCGCACAGGCTGCAAGGTGTCGATAAGATGGGCCAGCAAAAGCTTGGGGCACTCCACAAGATTGCCGCCGATCCCAAGTACGGTTACGACAACAAAGGGGCGCGCATATCAATCCAGAATGCTGGGAACACGTCCCTCGTAGATTTCGGGGCCACGTCAAACATCGATGACTTCCTGGGTGACCCATCCCAGTGGTTCGATCAGTTCGGGCAGCCACTTTCCCATGAAGCGTTGAACAGCAAGATCAAGAAGATGGGCGCTGCGAACGCCAGGGCTCGCAAGAAGAGCATCGGTGGTCTCTCACAGGATCTTTCGGATGCTGGACTGCGGGTCGATGACATAAGCCCAGGTCTGACCACCAGCGGATACATAGACAACTCCGCTGCCACATCGAAATACCCAAGGAATGCCGCTTTCATCCCGCCCGAAGTGGCGCGCACACTGGGAGAGATGGGCGATCACCTCAAGGATATACCCACCAACGGTCAGGGAACTAGGGAACTGCTGGAGCAGATCGAAAGTACGCCTGCAATAATGCGGCAACTTGACTCCCCTGCTATTAGGCAGAAGGTTCTAGATAAGATTGACCGGGACGAGAACTGGGCAGCCAGTACCGGGATGCGGACCAGCGCAGAGCTACAGAACCTTCGCAGAATATTTGCAGAAGGCGGGTTCAAGGCACTCCGCGCAGCAGTGGACGCAGGGAAGATTGCCCTGCCGGTAGCTGCGGCCGTGCTTGGTCTCAGTATCGGTGAAACACAGGACCGACAAAGTGCCGCTTAGTCTTTTCAACATCGTCGAGCATCTTGCGCGTGATCGTACCGTTCTGGATCAGCGTACACAGTTTCTGTGCCCTGATATTGGGATGGAGGGATCGGTTGCGGTCAACAATATTGTTGATAACCCGCTCCGCAGGGGTCTCCCTTGCCCTGATTTGAGTTTCTTGTTCATCCCATCCAGCCATCTTGTGACGATACCATAATTATGACCGCCATCCAAATTCCATACGAGCCCAGGCCCGCGCAGCAGGCGATCCATGACCTCTGTGATACGCATCGCTTTGGGGTCGCGGTGTGCCATCGGCGCTTCGGCAAGTCTGTGTGCTTTGCCAACGAACTGATACGCAGGGCACTGGCAACGGATAAGCCAGACTGGCGCGGGGCCTTCATCGGACCCACCTACTCCCAGGCCAAGAGCATCCTCTGGGATGAACTGAAGAGGTACACGAACACGCTGCCCCGCGAGTTTCTGAAGTTCAATGAGTCGGAGCTACGCATCGACTTCGCGAACGGGTCTCGGATCAGATTGTTTTCCAACGATCGGAAGGGCGACGATCTTCGCGGGCTCTACTTCGACACTGTGATCTTCGATGAGTTCGATCTCTGCTCGATGCGGACATGGACCGAGGCCGTGCGGCCCGCCATCTCCGACCGTCGAGGCGATGCCTACTTCATTGGGACATTCAAAGCGGTCTCTGGCCCGCTGGGTCAGGTCTTCGATACGGCAGGCACCAGCGATGACTGGTTCCGCAGGATCTACAAGGCCAGCGAGACGGGATACCTCGACGCGGATGAGCTTCGCTCCAACGAGTCGATCCTCTCGACCGAGGAGTATGCGCGGGAGTTTGAGTGCATCCGGGTCGCTGCCGTAAAGGGCGCGATCTTCGGGAAGGTGCTGCGCGAGATCGAGCAGGAGAAGCGGATAGGCAAGGTGCCCTACGACCCGGCAGTGAAGGTGGGAACCTCCTGGGATCTGGGCGTAGGCGACAGCACGGCAATATTTTTCTTTCAACAGGTAGGGATGGAGGTCCGCCTCATCGACTATCTGGAGAACAGCGGCGAGGGTCTCGCCTACTACGCCCGCGAGCTTCAGAACAAGCCCTATGTCTATGGCGAGCATATAGCCCCCCACGATATCGGTGTCCGAGAACTCGGCACCGGCCGATCCCGGCTGGAGGTGGCTCAGGAGTTGGGGATCAACTTCCGGGTACTGCCGCGGGTATCGCAGAGCGGGCGCAGTGAGATCGACGAACGGATTGATGCGGGGCGCAGGCTGCTCCCCAGGTGCTGGATCGACGAAGAGAAGTGCGCGAAGGGGCTTGAGGCCCTGCGCTCATGGCACCGTGCCGAGAACGTCCGCACCGGAGAGCTTCATCCGACCCCGGTCCACGATTGGGCGAGTCATGGGGCGGATGCCTTCACCTATCTCGCGATGGGACTGCGAGAGCAGAGGACAGTTAATCGGCCCAAGGTGGCCGCTGGATGGGTGACCTGATGGGTGTCGGATACGGTGGAGATGTGAAGAGCGAGCAAGAGGTGGCCGAGGAGCGACCGGACTACCTGGGCAGCCAGAGGCTCCTGGGCGTGATCCGATCCGAGATCGACAGCAGTGCAGGGTGGACGGGTTCAAAGCTCTCCAAGGCCCGCAGGCAGACGCTGAACGAGTATTTTGGCAATGCGCGGGGCGACGAACGTGCGGGACGCTCCCAGGTCATCAGTCGGATCACATTTGAACAGGTCGAGCAGTTGCTGCCGAGCCTGATGGAGATTTTCACCAGCGGTGCCGAGACGGCACGGTTCACTGCCCGGAACCCGGAGGACGAAGAGGTTGCCCAGCAGGCGACCGATGCGGTGAATTACGTCTTCAACGAGAACGAGGGCTTCATGGCCCTCTACACGATGATGAAGGACTCGCTGATTCAGCGGAACGGCATCGTCAAGGTCTACTGGGACACGTCGAGCGAGGGGTTCTTTGAGACCTACGAGGGGAAGACCCTGGAGGAGGTGATCCTCCTCGAAAGCGATGCCGACTTCGACTTCAAAGAGGCCACCGAGCAAATCTGGCAGGGCGAGGAACTGGTGGATCTGCCGGAGGACGTGGACCCGGAGACCATCGACCCCAATCTGCTCCGCTTCACGATCAAGGGCATACGCCGCCCCAACGATGGGCGCGTGAAGATCGAGAACGTGGCCCCCGAGAACTTCCTGATTAACCGGGACGCTAAGTCCCTGACCGATGGATCGTGCCGCTTTGCGGCGCAGCGCATCGAGACCACCATATCCCAACTTCTGGCCTGGGGGTTCGACCCTCAACAGGTGAAGTCGCTTCCCTCGTCGAATGCTTCAGGCGGGAGCCTGGGCGAGTACAACGTCCGCGCATCGCAGGATGACGCTTCCCCGTTCTCCACAGGCGACCGGAGCGACAGTGAGCGACCCGTAACGATCTACGAGTGCTTCGTCTTGGTTGATCGGGACGGGGATGGGATTTCGGAGTGGTGGCGGGTCTGTGTCGGTGGCGATTACGCATCCACACTGCTCGCAGAGGACACGGTCGAGGGTCACCCCTTCGCCTCAATCACTCCGATTCCCGTCCCCCACCGTTGGTCCGGCCTCTCGATTGCCGACACGGTCTCGGACATTCAGAACATCAACACCACTCTCTGGCGGCAGTACCTCGATAGCCTCTACCTGAACACAGACCCCCGCACGGTTGTGCTTTCCCAGGGTAGTGGTGATACCGCGCTCCCGATGGCGAACCTCGACCAGTTGCTGGATGCGCGTCCGGGTGGATATGTCGAGGAGTACGCACCCGGAGCAATCCGCACCCTGCAAACGCCCAGCAACGGGCAGGACATGATCCCGGCACTGACCCTCCACCAGCAGATGCTGAAGAGCCGCACCGGGATATCACCGGAGGGGAACGGAATCTCCCCCGATGCGGTGAACAAGACGGCGCTGGGAGTGATGGTCGAGAGTTCTGCCGCAGCGCAGAGGCTGACCATGTACGCGAGGATCTTCGCCGACACCGGCATCAAGCGGATGTTTGAGTTGATCTACCGGGCTCTGCTGCTCCATGTCGGCAAGGAGTTTATGATCAAGCTCCGAGGGGAGTGGACTCCAGTCAACCCGAGCGACTGGGCGACCAACCTCGACTGCCGGATCAATGTGGGCCTGGGTCATGGATCGAGGATGGAGCGGATCAGCAACCTCCAGACGATCGCATCCCTGCAAGAGAAGCTCACATCGGTTGGCCTCTCCAATATGGTGACCCCCGAGAACGCTTACGAGACCGCAACCTCCCTGGTCGAGGCGCTTGGATTCAAGGATGCGTCACGGTTCGTGACCGATCCCAGTATCGCGCCCCCACAGGAGCCGAAGCGCGACCCGGCCCAGGAGGCGATCGAGGCCCAGCAGCAGATCGAGATCATGCGCGTAGAACTGGACCGTCAGAAGATGGAAGTGGACCGCTTCAAGGCACTCGCGGACGCGAAGAGCAAAGAGGTGGGTCACGAACTGGATGTAGCGAAGCTTCGGATGGAAGGTGCGCGTATCCCGATGGATGATCCGAGCTTCAACTTCCCACCGCCCCCACCGCCCTCCATGCCTCCCCCGCCTCCCATGCCACCGATGGGTATGCCACCGCAGATGCCACCCCAGGGACCACCACCCGGTATGCCTCCGCAGGGGCCACCGGCAGGCGCAGCACCGATGGCAGAAATCGACCCGGCAATCCTAGGCGCACTTGAGGGAGGCATCTGATGGCAGTGAAGAAGAGCGCACAGAAGAAGAAGGCGGCAAGGGCAAAAGTGAACCGCAGAGCGGAAGAACCCGAGCCCGAGGTAGTCCAAGCCGCGCCACCAAAGCAACCCACCGCATTCACACCCGAGACGCTTGGACGCGAGGCGCAGTATCTCCTCGAAAACGAGACCTTCGTGCTTGCCCTGAACTATGTCGAAAGCCGCGCCCTCTCGGAGTGCCGGGTAGCGACCAATGCAGAGGAAGCGTTCCGGGGGACACTCAAGAGCCAAGCGGTACAGGACATTCGCGCAACGCTCCACGCATACATCGCCCAGGGAGAGGCCGAGGCAGACCGGGCCTCCAAGGCACGCGAGGCAGTGAAGCAGTCGAGCGAAGAGGATCAGATGTTCCGCAGCTACCAGATGGCCGCTGCGGCAGCGCGTGAAGAAGCTGACGGTCAATACACGAACGGGAGGCAATGATGGCAGAAGCAGAGTCAGAGTTCGTTTCACAGAAGTCATTCGACGGCGCGCTAGATGATGCGGCGCAGGGATTTTTCAACCTCGCTAAGGGTGAGCCAGCCGCGGCTGCCACCCCCGAGCCACAGGCCGCTGAAGAGTCCGATCCAGTAGCAGAGGCCCAGGCCGATGAGGTGGTAGAGCAGCAGGAGCCCGAGCCCGAGGCGGAAGAGGTTGCGGCGGGTGAGGGTGAAGAGCAATCCTTTGTCGAGGTGATGGTCGATGGCAGGGCCACCGAAGTCCCGCTCAATGAACTGATCGCGGGCTATCACCGTGAGTCCGACTACACCAGGAAGGCTCAGGAGTTGGGCGAGGACCGGCGCAAGGTCGAGGCTTACGCGCAGAGTGTCACCCGGGATCAGGCCGCTGCCGCAGAGCGGATGAACGCCGTGGCGCAGCAACTTCAGGCGGAACTCGCGAACCACAGGGAAGACCCGCGAGAGCTTGAGGCACTGAGGGTCCAGAACCCAGGCGAGTATGCCGCGAGGATGCAGGACAACCAGCGCAGAGACCAGATGCTTCAGATGGCCTATCAGGAGCAGAACGCGCTGAACCAGCAGGCCAGACAGGAACAGATACCGCGAGCGATTGCAGAGCTTCAGTCGATGGAGCCAGCGTTCGCGAAAGACTTTGATACCACCTACGAACAGGTCGGACGGTGGATCACGTCTCCAACGGGAGGAGGTCTCTCAGCGGAGAATTGGAATCAGGTAGTAGATCCCCGTCAAGTCCTCATCGCCTACAAAGCAATGCTGGCCGATGAGCAAGGCATGACGGTAAGGGAAGCGACTCCTCGAATCCGTAAGAAACTCTCAACGATGCCCAAGGTTCGGGCCGGGGTTCCTGTAGATCCCGGGCAACGCGAACAGTCGGCTTTCAACGAGAGTGTCAGCGCAATGAAAACGGACAGTTCTCTCGACGCGATCGCAAATGCGTTCCTGCGCCGAGAGCAACTAAATAAAACGAGGTAAATACCAATGGCCCAAACACTGGCCCGCACCACAACGTCTAACGTCGTAAACCGAGAGGATCTTGGAGACCTGATCTCCAATATCGCACCGTCCGAGACGCCTCTACTTTCGGCGGCGAAGACGCTCACCGCAACGAACACATACCACGAGTGGCTCACCGACAACCTTGGCACGCCCGCGAACAATGCGGTCGCGGAAGGTGCTGTGGCGGGCACACCAGACGATCTGCACACCCAGACAAGACTGGGGAACTTCACGCAGATCAGCAGGAAGGTCTACGGAGTGTCGAACACGATGGAGTCGGTAGACTCGGCTGGCTTCGATTCGGCAATCGCCTACGCAGCAGCCAAGGCGGCTCGCGAGTTGAAGACCGATGTGGACTTCGCCATCTGCGCGGGCGACCAAGTAGGCGCGCATGGTTCGGGTACGCGCACTTCGGCAAGCCTGAACGCATGGATCACCAACGCAAGCCGGGATACGACAACTGGCGCAGACCCTGTGGGGGCTAACGGTACTGCCGTTGACACCCAGAGCAGTTCCACCCGCCCCTTCTCGGAAGGTCTACTGACCGATGTGATCGAGCAGTGCTGGACGGACGGCGGAAAGCCGAGCCTGATCGTGGCTGGCCCGAAGCAACGCGGAGTGTTCAGCCAGTTTGATGGTCTGAATACGGCAGCCGGAACCAGTGGCAACAGCACGGCGCGTAGTGATCGGGCAAGTCGCACGATCATGGGCACCGCCGAAGTCTACGTCAGCAACTACGGGCAGCTTTCCGTAGTGGCATCGCGCCACATCCGGCAGAAGGCCAGCGTCGATACCGATGTTTGGCTGATCGACCCCGAGAACATTGGGGTGGCGTTCCTGCGGCCTTGGCAGGAGCAGGAACTGGCGGTAACGGGTGACGGCAGGGATCGGATGATGACGGTCGAGTGGACGTTGCAGATGACTACCCCCAACGCCCACGGTCAGG